GTCGTCTACGACAGCATCGTGTCGGATGGCATGGGGGCGCTTCGGTTCGTGCGAGAGAAAATAAAACCCATACTTGCCAACAAATTCAGTGGGTTTAGAGCTACCATAATCATTGACCCAGCGGCGTTCCAAAGGGCGCAGACGGACGAACGCACAGTCGCGGACATCTACAAGGCCGAGGGGTTTCCTGTAAAAGCAGCGAAAACAAACGCAATCACCGCAAGAATTGCGGCGGTTGACAAGTACTTAACCCGTACGATCGACGGCAAGGCCGGTATCCTGTTCTGTCCCGAAGGGGCGCAGTCAATCATCCAAGCCATGGCCGGACGGTATCGGTACAAAATCAACAGCAAGGGCGACCGAGACGAGAGCCCTGAAAAGAACCACCCATGGTCTGATGTGGCCGATGCACTTGAGTATTTGTGCCTGCATGCCGACGGTGGAGAGACATTTGGTAGCACTGCTTGGTCATCGAACAAAAGAGAAGTTAAATCTGTTCGATACATATATACTTGACACATCGATGCAGCGGTGGTAAATAGGGGTAATTATGAATACAGGTTTAGCTCTAATGCCAGTCGCACGGGTTTCGGACATCGAAGCACGGGCCAAGAAAGAAGCACAGGCGCAGAACGCGCAGCCTGTTGTACAAGGACTTGCCGCTCACGTTAATAAGCGTTGGCAGACTGCTCGTTTGGCAAAACGGGAATTAGAGGAGCGCATGCTCCAGTGTCTGCGGCAGCGCAACGGCGAGTATGACCCTGAGAAACTTGCAGAGATCCAAGCTCAGGGCGGGTCGGAGATTTTTATTCAGCTTACCTCGGTCAAGTGCCGGGCTGCTACAAGCTGGCTGCGGGATACGCTCTTAGGCACGGGGTCAGATCGCCCTTGGAACTTAGAAGCGACGCCCATCCCAGAACTGCCACCCGATATGGTGGAGGGTTTGAAGGCACAGATGGCCACACAGTTGATGGCCATGTACGCGCAGGGGCAGACAGTAGATGAGCAGATGCTTGCTCAAGTTGCAGCCGATATGAAAGACGCCGCTATGCGGCAGATGAAGGAAGAAGCTGAAAAGCGGATCGACCGCATGGAGCGGAAGATGGAAGACCAGCTCGTGCAGGGCGGATTCCAGAAAGCATTTAATGAGTTCCTAGACGATATCGTGACGTTCCCCTACGCAGTTATGAAGGGGCCAGTTAAGCGTCGCCGCAAGACTCTGCAGTGGGTTGGTACCGAGCTTGTGCCGGTTGATGAGATTCGTAACGAGTGGGAGCGGGTTGATCCGTTCATGCTGTACTGGGCCCCATGGGCTTGGGAGCTTAACGACGGCTTCGTGATTGAGCGCCATAAGATGACCCGCGACGACCTAGAGTCGTTGATCGGTGTTGAGGGGTACAGCGAGGCTGCTATTCGTACGGTGCTTGATGAGTTTTCACTGGGCAACCTCAAAGAGTGGTTATGGACGGACTCTGCCAAGGCGACAGCCGAGGGCAAGAACCTGACCTACGCTCTGTATACCGACGACTTAGTAGATGCTCTGCAGCTCTGGGATACGGTCCCTGGGCACTATCTGATTGACTGGGGCATGAGCGAAGAAGACGTGCCTGATCCCCAGTTGTCCTACCCCTGTGAAGTTTGGCTCATTGGCAACACCGTAATCCGTGCTGTTCTGAACTACGATCCGCTTGGCCGTAAGCCCTACTACTTGACTTCGTATGAAAACCTCCCTGGCTCGGTTGAAGGTAAAGGTGTAGCCGACCTCTGCCGTGACTCTCAGGACATGGTTAACGGGGCAGCTCGGTCTCTGGCTAATAACATGGGTATCTCGTCTGGCCCCCAAGTTGGTGTCAACGTCTCGCGTGTACCAGCGGGAGAAGATATTACCCAGATGTACCCGTGGAAGATTTGGCAGTTCCAAGCCTCTGAGTACAACGACGGCTCGGCCCCGATTACATTCTTCCAGCCAAACAGCAACGCCAACGAACTGATGGCCGTATTCGAGAAGTTCTCGGTCCGGGCAGATGAAGACACGATGATCCCTCGTTATATGACTGGAGAACACGTTCCAGGCGCAGGGCGTACATCTTCGGGCCTGTCCATGCTGATCTCGAACGCTGGTAAAGGCATCAAGCAGGTCATTAGCAACATCGACCAGAACATCCTGATCCCCATCATCGAGCGTCTGTACCAAGACAATCTGCGTTATAGCAAAGACCCGGATTTAATCGGTGATGTGCATATTGTCGCTAAGGGTGCTCAGTCGCTGGTGATTAAGGAAGCTGAAGCCGTTCGTCGTAACGAGTTCCTGCAGTTGGTTCTCACAAGCCCAGTTGCTCAGCAGATTGTTGGCATGTCAGGCGTTGCAGAACTGATGCGAGATGCAGCTCGTAACTTGAATGGCAACGTAGATCGGATTGTTCCGGATCGCCAGCAGATTACAACGATTGAACAGCAGCAACAGGTTATCCAGCAACTTCAAGGTCAGTTAATGGCTGTAGCTGGAGCAATGGAGCAAGCAGGACAAGGAACTCCGCCAAACCCAGAGTCAGCAAACATTCAACCTGACGGATCGCAGATGGGTGGCCGCGAAGTAAACTTTGTATCGCCCAGACCTAATGGAGTTTAATCTCTTTACAAGCTAGAGGTTTTGTCGTAATTTATGAATATATTTTTAGGGAATCGCTCCGAACGAAAGCATGTAAGCGCACTTAATAAGTGCAGGATGCCAGAGAACGAAGCGCTTCTTTCGCTCTTTAAGTTAAAACTAGAGGAAACCAAAGCCGCCCTAATTGAGGCTGATGAGACGGTTCGCATTCATCGACTGCAAGGACGCGCTGAGGTACTAAAAGATTTCCTGGAGGCGATAGAACAATCGTCTTCAGTTTTGGAGCGACTGAAATAGTCGCATTTCGTAGGTAGACCATTATGGATTTCGCAGACCGTTAAGTCGGCCCGAAAGACAGAGTTGGCCCCTTTAAGGAGATGTAAATGGCATTACCAAAGCAGGTTGAACAGCAGTTGAAAGAGATCGAGCAGTTGGAAAAACAACTTCAAGCCCCCGAAGAGGCCCCTCCGGAACCCCCGGCAGAACCAGTAGGGCAGACTGAAGAAGCGAAGCCACCCGAGCCGCAACAACAACCTGAAGCTAAGGAAGTGCCGCAACCGACAGCTTCGCCGGTTTCAGAGGAAACTTGGGAACATAAGTATCACCGCCTGCAAGGGAAGTATGATGCTGAAGTACCCCGGCTTCACGCTCAAGTTAAGGAGCTACAAACTCACGTAGAAAAACTACGTCAGGATGCAGAAACTAAACCAGCGCAACCTACTGAAACAAAGCGAGAAAAGCTAGTCACGGACGCGGATGTTGAAGCATTTGGTGCTGACCTTATTGAGGTTCAGCGAAAAGTTGCGCGAGAAGTCGCAATGGAGTTCTCTGCGGAGATCGAAGAACTTAAGTCCCGTAATGCGGAGTTGTTGAAACAGATTCAGCAAACCGGGACGCAGATTGGTGAAATTACATTTGAGCAGCGCTTGGCTACGTTAGTACCAGACTTTGCCCAGATTAACGCCGATCCTAAGTGGGTGGCATGGTTGGATGAATATGACCCCCTGATTCGAGCCCCAAGACGTTCTGTTGCACAGCAAGCGTTTACCACGGGAGATGCTGAAGGAGTTGCCCACTATGTCAAATTGTTTAGAGACACTGTGAGTGAGCCAGCAGTAGATACCCGGCAAACCGAAGTTCAACGCCAAGTCCAGCCGACACGTTCTGCTACGTCACAGACGCCGGTTAGTCAAAAAGGCAAGATCTATACTACACGCGATGTAGAGAAGATGTTCCAGAAGATTACCCAGCTGAACCTGACGCAGAAGCACGACGAGGCAAAAAAACTTGAAGCCGAGATCGACGCTGCGTACATGGAAGGCCGCGTAACTGCGTAATAACATGTCAGTAGCCAGATCGAGACCAACTTTGATCTTTAATTTTATAGGAGGCCATAATGGCTACTGTATTCCCGGCACAATCGCCGTTTAACACGAACCCGAGCTACTCGGGTGCTTTTATCCCCACCCTCTGGTCTGGCAAGCTTAATGCCAAGTTTTACCAGAACACCATGCTTGCCGAGATCGCTAACACGACTTGGGAAGGTGAACTGAAGAACCAAGGCGATACCGTTCGTATCCGTCTGGCTCCTTCGATCAGCATTTCTGACTACGAAGTCGGTAACAACCTGTCGTACGAAGTGCCCACCCCTATCTATACCGACCTCCAGGTCAACAAGGGTAAGTACTTTGGCGTGCAAGTTAGCGATGTTCTGGGTTATCAGTCTGACCTCGACCTGATGAACATCTTCACCGATGACGCAGCTAAGCAGCTCAAGATCTCTATCGAGAACGAAGTGTTCTTTAACTCTTTCGTGACCGAAGGTCCTGCTTCTGCTAACGAAGGCAACAGCGCAGGTGCAATTTCTGCCGCTTACGCTCTCGGTACGGACGTCACTCCTGTTGACCAGTCCAACGCTGCAAACGTGCTGAACGCCATTCTGCGTATGTCTTCTGTTCTCGACGAGCAGAACGTACCTGAGACTGGCCGTTGGCTGATTATTAGCCCGTACGACCGTCATCTCCTGATGCAGTCGAACATTGCTCAAGCTTACTTCACTGGCGACCCCGAGTCGACCATCCGTTCGGGTAAGATTGGTATGCTCGACCGTTTCACGGTTTATGTTTCTAACCTGCTCCCCCGTGGCGCTGCTGGCAAGGCTCTCGTTTCTGGCCTGACCGACACTGCTACTGGCGGCGCTGTAGCTAACGCTAAGGCTCGTCGTACCATGATCGCTGGTACTAAGGACGCAGTTGCTTTCGCAATGACCGTCAACAAGACTGAGCCCCTGCGTAACCAGACAGACTTTGGCGACATCGTTCGCGGCCTGGCAGTTTATGGCCGTAAAGTTGTTAAGCCCGAGGCTCTGGTTGTTGCCCAGGTTGGTTCTGCATCGTAATTAACGGGGGGCCTCGTGCCCCCCATTTCTAGGAGACTCTAAAATGGGTATGCAATACGCAGTTGTTCTTGGCGGCGTCCAGACCGGACTTACCGCTCTTGCAGGTGGTGGTGCTACTGGCGCTACCGCTATTACTGGTGCTTTTGCAACGGTTACTACTGTTGCAACTGATAACGACTCGGCTATTCTGCCTGCAGATATGCCTCAGGGCACACGTATCGTGGTTGCAAACCTCGATTCCGCCCAAGACGTTAAGGTGTTCCCCAACACCGGCGGCACGATCAATGGCGCAGCAGCCAACACTGGCCTAGCAGTTGGCCAGCAGCAAACCGCTGAGTTCATTCAGATCGGTACCGACGGCAAAACTTGGATTGCGCTCCTTGGCGCAGTTGCAACACCTGCCTAATTAGTTGCTGTAACCGGGGCTTCGGCCCCGGTCTTACTTTGGAGTCTTAAATGACCGTTTACGAATTAGTAGAGAAGCTAGGTGGCGAGATTACTCGTGGTCGCGCTCGTGCACGTTTAGAAGGTCAGTGGGTTCTTCTTGGCCAGCTAAATGGGGACAATATGGAATTTACGGAAGCTGGGCGGCAGTTAGCTGCGGAAAGCACCGTTATGCCAGCAGAAGCACCTAAAAAAGCTGCTAGACCCGCCAAAGCTTCGGTGGTAAAATCGGACGAACCTGCGGCTGACGTTGAGTTTACTGCCGCTTTCAAAGACCTAGATGATTAAGGGTTTACCCGATGGCCACGGTAAAAGTCGTAGACCTCATCAGCAGGGCTCAGACGATTCTTAAGGACGCTACGGCAGTTCGTTGGACTGCCGTGGAACTACAAGGATGGCTTAACGACGGCTATCGGGA